GACTGATGGTGCTATCACAATTGGTACAACAGCAATAGCCTGGGATCAGTTCTCTGGTGCTGGACAAATTACTGGTGGTGCTGGTTTAGACAAGACAGGAAATGTTCTGTCTGTCAATGTTGATGATTCATCTATAGCTATTGCTTCAGACACTCTAGAAATTAAAAGTACTTATGTAGGTCAGACAAGTCTTACAACACTGGGTACTATTGGTACAGGTACTTGGCAAGGAAGTGTTATTGCAGACGCATATGTTAATGATGCCCTAACAATCTCAGGTGGTTCGGTAAATGGTTCCATCGTCGGTGGAACAACACCAGCGGCTGGTACATTTACAACACTAACAGCTAATACATCTCTGGTAGGTACATTAGGAACAGCCGCACAAGCGAGTGTTACATCTTTAGGCATACTAACAGTACTCAACGTTGATAATTTAAGAGCAGATGGTAATGCAATCACATCAACAAATTCTAATGGTGACATTGACCTGACACCAGCTGGTACAGGTGAAGTTAATATTACTAAAGTTGATATTGATGGTGGTGCTGTTGATGGTACAATAGTTGGTGCTGCAACTCCAGCAGCGGGTACATTCACAACACTAACAGCTAACACTTCAATTACAGGTACATTAGCAACAGCCGCACAAACTAATATTACTAGTGTAGGAACACTTGTTGCGGGTCAGTTAGGAACAGATGCAGTTCCATTGACAGCGTTTATTAGTGGTGGTGAACTAGACAATAACGTAATAGGTAGTGAAACTCCAGCAGCGGGTACATTCACAACAGTAACAGTAAATGATTTATTGACTGTTAGTGCTGGTATGGCTATCGCTGGTGATACTACTAGTGAAATAACTTTACTGGTTACGGGTGTAGATTCACAAACAGCCAACCTGATGACGGTAGAGCAGAATGACGGTACAGATAAACTTCAAGTCAGTGCGGCAGGTGTTACAACGGCTGCATCTCTGGTGGCTACCACAGCAGATATTAACGCTGGTACATTTGATGGTACAATTGGTGGAACAACACCGGCAGTTGGTACATTTACAAACATCGCTGGTACACTAACCACAGCATCCCAAACGGCTATCACAGCGGTTGGAACAATTGCTACTGGTACTTGGGAAGGTACAACTGTTGCTCTTGCCCAAGGTGGTACGGGACTCACAGCAGTTGCTAAAGGTTCATTGCTTGTTGCTAACACAGCAAATACACTAACGGCACTTGACGGTGGCGGAAGTGATGATGGTGTAGCTTTTTACACCGCTGCTACTGATGTTATCTCTTGGGCGACATCGTTAGATGGTGGAACTTTCTAAAAAATGGCAACAGTAATTAAACTGAAGCGGTCAGATACCGCTGATAGTGTACCAACTACTAGTGATTTAGCTGATGGTGAGGTTGCAATCAATCTTGCCGATAAGAAAATTTATGTAAACAATGGTGGTACAATAGTAGAAGTTGCGAATGCTGAAGGTTCGGCAGGTAATGCGGGAAGTTTTACAACACTAACGGCTTCCGGTGCAACAACACTTAATGGTGCTGTTACTTTAGGTGATGCGACTAGTGATGATGTTACTGTTACAGGTAGATTCGCAGGTCATCTAGTGCCTAAAACAAATAACACATATGATTTAGGAACATCGGCTTTAAGATGGCGAACAGCTTATTTGGCAGCTTCTACTCTAGACTTGGGAGGTGCAACAATATCTTCCGATGGTTCTGGAACAATATCAATTACTGCAGCCGGGGCAACATTACCTTCTGGTTCATTAATTGGTAGTGAAAATATTGCTGGTGGTAATGCTGAAGCAACCCTTCTAAGGGATATTCCTTTTTTCAAAACTGGTAACCTTAGTACAGCTAATGTAACATTTAATTTTAAAGCTTCTGGTGGTGGAGAAAGAATATTTAATGATTTTACTTTGGGTACAGGGTCGGCGATAACAACTCAAGAAAAGACACTATTCAGTTTTTGAAATAAATAAAACAGAGAGAATAAAATAAGATGGCAGCTAAAACACCAATAAGAGCAGTTTATACAGGCTCAAACGCCACAGGTCTTGCAGAGTTTCAATCAGGCGAATTTGTAGATTACACTTTCGGTGGTACGGGACTCGCGGCATTAGGTACGGCCGGGCAAGCATTGAAAACCAACGCCGCGGCGAATGCCATAGAATGGGGAACTATCGCTGGTGACATAGAAGGTGTTACAGCGGGAACTGGATTAAGTGGAGGTGGTACATCAGGTACAATTACGGTATCAATTGATACTTCTGTTACTGCTGACCTAACAACATCACAGACACTGACCAACAAAACTTTAACGGCTCCAGTTATTGCAACCATTTCTAATACAGGTACAATAACAGTACCTACTACGTCAGGAACAATAGCCTTACAGGGGTTTGCAATAGCGATGGGAGTCGCCTTAGGATAAACGAATGGCAATACCAGCAACAAAAACAGAGCTTGGAGATTGGTGTAAAAGGCGACTAGGTTATCCTGTTATAGATATCAATGTCGATCCCGATCAAGTGGATGACCGAGTTGATGAAGCGTTACAATACTTTTATACTTTTCAGTATAATGGTATGCAGCGAGTTTACTTCAAACATAAGATAACAACTGATGATAAAAATAGAGCTCTGGTGCCTGAGACTGAAACAGCGACAGATAAGAGTCCAATTACTAATACGTTGGCGGCGGCAGTTGCTATTGGTAACACAACAATAACACTGACCTCTGCAACAGATTTTCCTCAAACCGGATCAATAACTATTTCGGCTGATGCTACACCTAATGCTGCTGAAACTCTTACAGTAACAGCTAAGACAGGAAATGTTTTGACTGTTTCACCTGCAGCAACCATTGCTCACATAAATGGTACTACAGTAACAAGTAATGATACTTTGACTTGGGAAAAGGATCAAGGTTATCTTGTAATGCCTCCTTCAGTTCTCAGTGTGTTGAGAGTTCTACCTTTCAGTGACCGTGGTAACTTGAATATGTTTGATGTTCGTTATCAGTTACGATTGAATGACCTGTATGATTTTTCTTCAGAGTCAATCATACACTATCAGATGACGATGTGGCATTTAGATTTTCTAGATATGCTTCTCATAGGAGAGAAACCCATACAGTTCAATGTGAATCAAGGACGGTTGTACATTAATATGGATTGGGATGATGACCTTAAAGTAGGAGAATACATAATCATTGAATGTTATCGTAAGTTAGACCCAGTAAATTTTACAGACATCTATAATGATTTGTGGTTGAAGAAATATACTACCGCATTAATCAAAAGACAGTGGGGTGCCAATCTTAGTAAGTTTGCTGGTATAACAATGCTGGGTGGAGTAACTATGAACGGTGAACAGATATGGTCACAAGCCAATGAAGAGGTATTTAAGTTGGAAGAAGAATCGAGAACGACTTGGGAAGAGCCACTCCTTTTTGATATAGGATAACTCAATGCCCACTAATCACTATTTCTCTCGCGGGACTATCAATGAGCAATATCTCTACGAAGATTTAATCATTGAGGCAATGCAGATATATGGACACGATGTGTTTTATCTGCCGAGAACTTTAGTCAACAAGGACCAACTCTTTGGTGAATCTGCTCTGAGTAAATTCTCAGACAGTTATATGATCGAAATGTATATGGATACGGTTGAAGGTTATGAAGGTGAGAAAGAAATCATCACACGGTTTGGTTTAGAGATACGAGATGAAACAACCTTCACGGTTTCTCGTAGGCGTTGGTTGGATTTGGTATCATTAGATGCTAACTTAATAACTTCAGTCAGGCCGAACGAAGGCGATTGGATTTATATGCCTACAGTTCAACGTCTGTTTGAAATAAGTTTTGTAGACGTTGATGATCCGTTTTTCCAAATAGATAACTTACCAGTTTACAAACTCTATGCTCGTACAGTTGAATACTCTGATGAGCGTATTGACACTGGTATTGATGCCATTGATAAGATTGAAACGACATACAGTGGTGATGAGTTGTTATGGCAGTTCCTTGGTGAACAGAGTACTACAACCACATACAATCAACCGATTGAAATTGAGAATGGTACTTATGCCAACATTGGTATGCCCGCAACAGAATCGACTATCATATTGAATGGTACTGATGCTGCTGGAACTAATGCCGGTGGTACGTTGATTGGTGAAAATGAACTTGGCTTTGATGCCATACTTATGGAAGATTCAGATGCTTACTATTCGTTCTTCATCATCAACGAAGATTACGAACTGGCACCAGCAGGTACTTTTGACAATGAATGGATACAGGATGCAATAGAAGGAACAGGATCGGGATATCTAAATGACCCAATACTGGACTTCACAGAGAAGAATCCATTTGGTGATCCTGAGGAGGGATAAATGTTAGGACATTATTTTTACAACGAGTCATTAAGAAAGACTATCATTGCGTTTGGTAGTTTGTTTAGTGACATCGTAATAACACGACGAGATAGTACTGGTAAAGAAATACAGTCTATGAAAGTTCCTTTGGCCTATGGTCCAAAGCAAAAGTTTATGGTACGTCTAGACCAAGACCCATCAGCTACACAGAAAATTGCAATGACATTGCCACGCATTGGTTTTGAAATACAGTCGTTTGACTATGATCCTATCAGAAAACTAAATCGTATTATCAAACAGAAGAAAGTTTCTGATACTGCTGATAAGAAACTAAAGCAGATGAGTACACAATACACACCTGTACCTTACAATATGAATTTTGAGTTGTTTGTAATGACGAAGAATAGTGATGATGGTATTCAGATAGTAGAACAGATACTACCTTACTTCCAACCAGAATACACAGTGGCCATTAAAGAAGTGCCTGAGATGGACATCGTTAGAGATGTGCCGGTGGTGTTGAATAGTATTGGATATGAAGATACCTATGAAGGTGATTTTCAGACACGACGAGCGATCATCTACACGTTTGCATTTACAGCCAAGTCTTATGTATACGGTCCTGTTACTACATCACAACCGATTACAAAGGTGGAGGCTTCTACTTATGCCAACCTACCGACAACAACACCTGAAAGGGTACAGAGATTTACAGTTCAGACTACAGGTAGTGGTGATGCAGATGACAACTTTGGTTTTAATGAGACAACAAGTGAATGGGTTTGATAGATGAATATTGATACGAAGATTAGTGATGCTTTGGGAATAACACAAAACATAGTAGAAGAAATAATAGATCCGAAACCTCTTATACCCCGTCCTAAGGGGGCTCTAATTGAGGCTACGAGTCGTGACGCTGATATTGATACAGACTATCAGTATTCAAGGGAAAACTTCTACAGCCTCATTGAGCGAGGGCAGGATGCTATTACTGGTATCTTAGAGCTCGCAAAAGAAAGTGAACACCCTAGAACGTATGAGGTGGCAGGTCAGTTGATTAAAACTGTATCAGATGTTACTGAACGACTCGCTGGCCTACAACAGCAGATGCAATTTCTCAAAGAAGTTCCAGACAAAGCACCACAGAATGTGACTAATGCACTGTTCATAGGATCAACTAAAGAGTTACAACAGTTGATGAAACAGGACAAGAATGAAGCTATTGAAGTCAAAAAATCGGAAACCTAATCAAATGTCGTTTGATATATCTGAGTTGCCGAGACTTGATGGCCGTGGTGCAAACGAAGATGTGGTATCAACTGGTGTTATGTTAGACCCCATAGAAGTAGAAGACCGTAGAGGTGATAGATTTCTTGGTACTCGTTATGGTGCTGGTGGTAAGTTGTATGTTCACCAAGATTTCAGAGTTCGTAAAGGTAACAGTAGAGTCTTGGCTGCTCAAGAACTAGGATACACACACATAGAAGGTATTTGGTATGGCAGTTGAAACATATAAAGGAAATCCTAATCTCAAAACAGCGGCAGTGACGCATGAGTTTACTCCAGCAGAAATCAAGGAGTTTATGAAGTGTTCTAAGGACCCTGTCTATTTCATTCAGCAATATGTGAAGATAGTGAGTATTGATGAAGGGTTAGTTCCTTTTAATCTGTATCCTTTTCAGAAAGATATTGT